TTGTGCTTGATGAAGGGCAGGGGTGTATTAAGATAACCACCAACAGTTTTGTCAGTCCAGTTTTTAGGAGCAACAACCATCGGTTTATATTGCACACCAAGGGCTGATATCTGGTCTGCTATTTTTGTTATTTTGGTTTCCGCATCGCTTGTTAAAATTATGAATTTATACGGATCCGTCCTCTTTCCTGCTGATTTTTGTTCGGGTGAATGCTTTCTAATTATCTTAAAAACATTTGGTAATGATAACACCAATATCTCTATTAGTTTGCTACATTCCTGAATTCCAATCAGGTTTTCAACATCAATTTCTAATTTTTGAATAGTTTTAAGCTTTTGCCTTTTTACATATCTTGCTGATTTGTCAAGGTTTTCATATTCAATATAAGACGAGAGTTTAGCCGTATTGCCAGCCTTATTAAAGTGGTCTATATATACTGCTTCCCGAAGTGTGTTGCGAAGCTTAATAGTAATCTCCTGAACCTTGGGTGGTTGCTTTAATATTAAGTTTAGTGCATCTGTCAATACAAGTAGTGCAAGCTCGTCTTCTCTGCCCCTGAAATGCTCGCTAATAGCCTTCTTTCCAACGGAATACAGTCCAGTAGATAAATACTGCTCTATACCATATTCGAGGGTTTTAAGGCTGTTTATAAGCAAGCTATACACAGGTGGTGTTGATATTGCATTATCACTATTTACTAATGATAGCATATTTTTCTTAAACTTTAAGATTGCGGCAGGACGCATTTGAGCTTCAAGCTCCACCTGCTGTTGTTTTAAATTAAGAGTATTGATGTATTTTCTCCTTTTTTTATATATAAGTATAACATTTAAGTCGTTGATTTTTAACGATATTTAATTTATTTTTAATTTATTTTTGCTTTTGCTATTGACAAGGTTTTTTCAAACGTGTATAATTTTATTAAGAAACTATTTAAAACACTTATACTTTTTATACTAATTAAAAAATAAACACAAAGAAAGACTTGACAAGATATTTATTAAGGTGTATAATTTATTAAGAAACATATTTAAAAGACTTTATACTTATTATACCATTAAAACAATAATAATATAAACTAATTTAAAATTAAATTAAAAATAGTATAGACAAGTAAAAGTTTTTAAGATATAATATAAATATAACAAAAAAGATGTTATACTTATAATAGGAAGAAGTAAGAAAGTAAGAAAATAAAAGATGATTAAAAAGTAATAAAAAATAAACACCCTTCCAAAACTTTAATTATCCTTTGTGTCAATTTTGACAAATAATATATATAAAAGGAATAATAATAATGAAAAATAATAACAAAAAAATCGAAGCTTTTTTAACGCCAACTGGCACTGCAATGTGGGCTTCAATTATCGAACCAAACAAGAAATTCAATGCTGATGGTGTCTATATGATCGATATTCAATTCGACTTAGAAACTATTGATGTTGTGAAGAAGATGCTTGAAAAACAAAGAGATGATTTTTTAGAGGTATGTTTAGAAGATGGAACGATTAAAGGTGCAAAAGCAAACAAAGTAGTTGTTGCTGATGTTTTAAGAGAAACAGAAGATAAAGATGGCAACCTAACAGGTGGTGTTTATATCAAAGCGAAGCAATACACCAAAACTTGGGATGGAAAGCCACAAAAAGTAACGATTGTTGATGCTTCTGGACGTGTTCTACAAAACTTCAAAAAGCTTGTTGGTAATGGATCGCAAGTGAGAGCTAAACTATACCCTAAACCTTACTACATGGCTTCAACCAATACTGTTGGCATTTCGTTGAGAATAAATGCTGTGCAGATTATTGATTTAATTGAATTTAGTTCAAACGGTCAAGGTTCAGACTTTGAAGCGGTTGAAGGTGGTTTTACTGATAATAATGATAATATTATGGCTAACTTTGGTAATGTTGCTGATGAAGTAAAAGAGCCTGCAATGGTTGCTGACGCTAACTTTTAATAACTGATAACAAGGAGGATATTATGGCTAATTTTAAAAAACACACATCTTGTCCTTTTTGTTCAAGTTCGGATGCCTTTGCTATTTATGATGATAATAGTGGATACTGTTTTTCTTGTAAAGAAAGCAGAGGTTCTGACAACTTTAAAAATAATAAAAAGGAGAAAAAAATGGGAAATCCCACTAATTTAATACAGGGAGAATACACACCCCTTGCCGCAAGAAAAATAAGTCTTGCAACGGCGAAGAAGTATAAATACCAAACAGGTATGTATAATGGCAAACCTTGCCATATTGCTAACTACTATAATAAAGATGGAGAAAAAGTCGGGCAAAAGTTAAGATTTGCTGATAAGACTTTTAAAACACTTGGAAAAGTAAAAGGCGACCTACTATTCGGATCTCAAATATGGAGAGATAAAGGTAGGCAAATCATAATAACGGAAGGTGAGTTAGATGCCCTTAGTGTTGCAACCGCATACGGGGCTAAATACCCAGTTATCTCATTGCCGGCAGGTGCTGGTTCTGCACTGAAAGCTGTAAAAGCTAACCTTGAATTTTTAGAAGGCTTTGACAGCATTCTATTATGGATGGATAATGATAAAGATGGAAATAAAGCTGTTGATGAGATAGCTGGTATTTTTAAAGTAGGAAAGGTTAAGATTGTCAAGCATTCTGAATACAAAGATGCGAGTGATGTTCTCGTAAATGAAGGCAAGCAAGCAGTAGTTGCTACTACCTATGAAGCAAAAGATTGGAGACCCGATGGAATATTAAAGGGTTCTGATATGTGGGAAGAGTTTAAGAATAAGCCCGTATTTGAAACTTTTGACTATAAGTATCCAATTATACAAGATAAGCTAAAAGGTATCCGCAAAGGAGAGCTAACAACCTTCACAGCAGGATCTGGATTAGGTAAATCAACAGTAGTAAGAGAAATTGCTTATGACTTGATGATGACACAAGATGCTAAAATTGGTTATATTGCTTTGGAAGAAAATTGGAGAACAACCCTTTCTAAATTCCTCGGACTATATGCTAAAAAGCCTATATTCTTTGGTGATGAATTGACTGACAAAGAGGAAAAGGAAGCTTGGGATGCTACGGTTGGTCAAGAAAAATTATTCTTATATGACCACTTCGGTAGTATGGAGATTGATAACCTATTAGCAAAAATAAGAGTTATGGTGCAAACTTGTGGAGTTGATTTTGTTATTCTTGACCACATTTCGATTGTTGTTAGTGGTATGGATGGCAATATGGATGAGCGTAAAGCAATTGACAAGCTTATGACTGATTTAAGAAGCTTAACAGAACAAACAGGTGTTGGTATGGTTATTATCTCACACTTGCGAAGAACTGGTGGCAACAAAGGACACGAAGATGGTGAGCAAATTAGCTTAGGGCAACTGCGGGGATCTGGGGCAATAGCTCAATTAAGTGATACGGTGGTAGGTATTGAAAGAAACGCTCAAGCGGAAGGTAATGAAAGCGACCAGATATCGATGAGAGTTTTAAAGAACAGGTTCGCCGGTGGATTAGGCTTGGCAGACACTTTACAATATAATCACACAACTGGTTGTTTAGATTTGATGAGTGGCGACTTCTATACAAGACCAGAGCCAAAAGAAGAGCCAGAACCAGAGGTTTATAAAAAGATGAGTATAGATGATAAAGAAGATTTACCTTGGTAAATTAAAAGATAATAAAAAAATAATAAAGAGGAGAGATAAAAATGAATAAAAATACTAAAAAATGTTATGCTTGTAATACAACAAAAGATATTAAAGATTTTTGGAAAAACCAAACACAATGTATTAGCTGTAAAAATGAAGGTCAGGAGAAATACCGAGCAACCGATGATGCCAAGAAAATAAGAAACAAAAGAGCTTCTGCACAAAATGTAGGTTTTTACAGACAAAAACAATTAACAAGAATGAAGACTTTTCAAAAGATAAAATCTGGCAAACTAATAAGAACTAAATGCAAGTGTGGAGATTTTGGGGTTGAATTCCACCACCATTCTTATGATCTTGATGATAGTTGGAAAGATGGAGAGTTTGTATGCTTGCCTTGCCACACCCAAATTCATAAGGCGGTGTGTAATGGATAATATAAAGATAGAAGAGGAGTTTGCAAAAGAATTAAAAAGAATTGAAATCAATGGCTGGTATTTTGATACTAAAAAGGCGCAACAACTACACCTTTCACTTATGGAAGATATGGATGGAAATAGCCACTTGATAGACCAGACACAAACTATGCTTGATTATTCCTACCACTCCAAAAGGATTAGAACTGATTATAAAAACTTTGGAACTTATACAGGTAGATGTTCGCATAAGAACCCAAATATTGCGGGCATACCAAAGGGTAAGTTAAGAGGTTGTTTTGGTGTTGAAGAAGGTAATGCTTTGATAGGAACAGATGCTAACCAATTGGATGCTACTATGTTGGCACACTACTTAGCTAATTATGATAGTGGTGATTTTGCGAAGAAGCTTGACGAAGTAGATAGTATTCATACTTTGAATATGGAAATACTTGGATTAGAAAGACCAAAAGCAAAGGCTTTTTACTATGCAATGTTATATGGTGCGAGTGATACTAAACTTGGTGCTATGCTTGGTGGAGACGCTACTCTTGGTGAGACCACTAAAAACAATTATAGGAAAGAGTTAAAAGGTCTTGATAACTTGGAATTTAATTTAAAGAATAGGTTTGAAAGTGGCTACCTTAATAACATTTTAGGTCAGAAGATAGAAATAAAGAATAGCTGGACTTCACTTAATACCTTACTGCAATCGGCAAGTGCTTGTGTTATGAAAGTATTCGTTGTTTTGTTAAGTGAAAAAATAAGAATGAGAGATGCTAAGATCGTTGGATTTATCCACGATGAAGTTCAAATAGAAGTAGATTATAAAAATGTAAATGATGTGGTGATGATGATTGATGAAACTTGGAAAGAAGTATCGGAATATTTATCTTTAAAATCAACATTAACAGGTAATACTGTTGTTGGTAGAAACTGGGAGGAAACACATTAATGTATAAACTAACCTTACCATACCCTACGATTAAGAAAAAGAAGAGTTTAAACCTATTATCTTTAAACATTTATAGGAATGCCCACTTCTTTCTTTTAAGTAAGGCTAAAAAGGAATATGCTGAACTTTGTTTTGCTGAATTTAAAAAACATAAATTAGTTCCCCTAAAAGGACAAATTATGTTAAAATATACTCTATTCTTTAAAGGAAAAAGAAGACGTGATTTAGATAATTTCTTTTCAATTACAAGCAAGTTCTTCAATGATGCTTTGGTTGATTATGGAATTATTGAAGATGATGATANAAAGGTTATCCCTAACATAGAAATAAACTTCGGTGGAACGGGCGATAAAAATTACGTGCAAATTGAGATTTTACAACTAACAAAATAAAATAAGATGGAAACAGAAGAATTAACGATTGATGATTATATCGATTGGAAAATCAATACAAAAAAAGAAGAGGTGGTTTGGTGTTGGGAAGTTATCCTACAAGACTACCTATCTTTCATTACAAAAAACAATGTAATTTTAACTGTTGATCATGTCATGGACGTGATTGATAGCATTAAATACGACTACAACAATCAATAGATAAAAATATATGAAAGCACTTATAGACGCAGATAGCCTGTTGTATAAGGCGTGCTCGGTCAATCAAGAAGTAATCGAATGGGATGAAGACACAATAACTGTTATCATTGATTTTGATGCGACAAAGACAACCTTTAATCGTTATATAAACGAAATTACTGATGAGACTGATACCAACGAAAGTTTGCTTGTTTTTAGTCCAAAGAGGACTTTTAGGTATGATGTATTACCTACATATAAGCACAATAGAAAACCACAGAAACACCCCCTTCAACTAATTGGGAAGCTTAAAGAGTTTGCGTTGAATAAATACAATTCAATCAATTGTGAATATATAGAAGCAGATGACTATTGTGTTGCTGAAATGTATAAATTCCCCACAAAATATATTCTTT